AAGCAATTCAAGATTTGGATTTAAAACAAGACCAGTTGTTCTTCCTACAATGTTTGCTCCAACTGCTTGACCAGCAAAGTATTGTTTTATATAATTTCCGGCGCTACCTTCTGCTCCAAGTGTTTTAAAAACATCAATGCCGCCTTCCATAATTCCTTTTAAAGCATTTCCAACGTCAGTCGCATTTTTGATATCAGATACTTTCTCTATTGCATTAGAAGCTACTTGACCAAATGCTGCTTGAATAGGATTTAAAGAATCATCTCCCCAACCAACAGAATTGGAATCTGATATTCCAGGATGCATTGGCAAACAAACTGTTCCACCATATTCTTTTATTCTTGTTTCAGTTGACTCTGATCCAAAGTTACGATTACTTTGAATGGTCGATAACTGTGGAGGTTGATATTGAAACTCTGTGATCTTTAAAAAATCAAATTCTCCATCATTATTTTTGATTGGGTATCTAAGAACTTCACCGCGACTACTAGACAATTTTGATTTGGTATCAATATTATTTGTGTCCGAAGTTTCCGATTGGTTTCCAACATCACCAGGACCTCCTCCGGCAGCAGGATCTGTGGCAAAGGCATCACTAGCAATAACACCAGGAGAATAAGATAGTTTGGAAAATTCTCTTGCAGTTTGAGGTGAAAGTGAATTTATTATATTGCTAGTTGCTAATTTTAACTTCTCAGTATTTTGAAAAAGATATGAATCTACTGGTTGTCCATTGGGGTCATTAGGAATATTACTTTTTGAATATTCGATGTTTGCTCCCCACGCATTATTCTGTGGCAGCCACTGTGCAAACTTTTCTCCATTCGCATCAGAAACTGATGGTGGAGTCGATGGACTTGTGTCATCTACTTCAACATTAGCGCGAACTTTTACGTTCTTTTTATTGTTTGTTATTGGATCAAATGTATAAGAGTCAGTTAATAGTGAGCGCCTTATTATTGCCATTAGACATTTTCTAATTATTTATTAGCGAATTCCTCCCAAGTGTAGTTGTGATATGGATTACCTTTTAATGACCAATTACCCCTTTAAGATAAAATATCTTGATAACCCTGTTTGTTCCATAGCATTCGCCATAGAAGGATATTCAATACCTTTATATTTAACAGGTTTTGCAGCATATTTTTTGTCTTTCATAAACTCACTATGTTTCTGTTGTTTCTTCTTATCTGTTCTATTTCTCTCTGCCATCTTTTGTAAGTTTTTTTCATAATATTCAACAGGACGCGGATTATTCTTCCACTTCTCCTTAAGTGATACTGATATTTTCTTCTTTGTTTCCTCTGTAACTGGTGGTCTCTTTGCCTCTCTCATTTTCTTCTTTGATTCCTCTGTGTGTGGAGCACAGAAACCTTCACCGCCAGGAGTTTGGTTTATTAATATTCCACCCTCACTTTTTCTTCCTAAAACAGAAATAAGATACATTTCGTGCCTTATTGCCTCTTCATTAGATAAGTTTTCTTTAAGTAATAATATTCTATCTTTTGGTGGCACAGGTATATGTTTGTGGTTGCCATACATTCTTCTTCCTGTGCCTTTGCCAATGTAATATGGTGATCTATCTTTTCTAACATATGCGTAGGTATAAAACTTTTTCATTTTTTCTCTTCCTACTTTTATAATTTTCTCTAGTATAATGGTTTTATTAAAATAATTCATCTTCTGTAATAATTTTAAACTCAAGAAGTCTATCGTCACACCATTCTTTTGCTGCTTTCCACTTTGCTTGATTTACAGCATAAGTTTTGGTTTCATGAATAAAAGACTTTGTTACTCTAGTCTTTTTTACCGGAGGAACAGTTTGTTTTTTTGGTTTTACTTCTATCACATATGTTTTTACTTTGCCAGATTGTTCTTTAAGTTTAATTATAAAGTCTGGAAAGTATCTATGAACTCTATTGTCAACAGGAGATACGTAAGGGATGAAAAATTCTTCTGACCCCCAAGATATTATGCTTTCATTTAAATCGCACCACCTGCAAAATTTTCTTTCCCAAGTGCTTCTACAAATTATATTATTGTAATCGCCTTTGTATTTTTGAGGATTGGAAGGTTTATACTTTGACTTTAAACTTTCTGCCATATCTGGGCTACATAATATATAAGGTCAAATTATTTATAAATGGGAGCACCAGGAAACCCTACATATTATTCTGTAAGTGATCTCAAAACAAGAATACTTAACATAGCACAAACTTCAATATATCATGTGAAGTTTGCAGTTCCTCCTGCTGTGTCTTCTTTCATTGCGGCAAGTGGAAGAGGAGTTACACCAGAAAATATTTCCAACATTGAGTTATTATGTTCGGAAACAACTTTACCTGGAACAAGTTTAGCAACTCATGATGTTACATCTGATTATCATGGTGTAACAGAGAAGATGGCTTATCGTAGAATCTATGATGACACTATCGATTTAACATTTTATGTTGATAGAAATTATAATGTTGTAGAATTTTTTGATGGATGGATAGATTATATTAGTGGTCTTGGAAGCACCTTTGGAAGAGAAGCATATAAGAGTGCTTATACTCATTATAGAATGAACTATCCAGAAAAGTATAAGAGTGATATGTATGTTGTAAAGTATGAAAAGGATATTGGTAATACATTAAATTATACTTTTGTAGGTGCCTTTCCTACGTCAGTTACATCAGTTCCGGTTAATTATCAAGCAAGTGAGTTGTTGCAATATAATGTTTCATTTTCTTATATTAGATATGTAAGAGAAAGAACCAAGATTATCCCACCATCTACATTAGAAGATCCAAAAGCACCGGGTGTTGTTGAGTTTAATAAATTTAATTTTGATTATAGTCCAGAATTCTTTGATCCTCAATTCTCTGCAAATAGAGATCAGAGATTTAGAGGTCCGAATGATTTCTTAAATCTTGGAAATCCTGCTTTGGATCAATTTGGAATTAGAGATCAGTTAGGAAGACCACCATCTGGAGCACCTGGACCTACCGTAGCAACATAATAAATATCATTACTGAACCACTTATAGGACATTATGCCTTTACCCACAATTGCGACTCCATCATATGAACTTGAGTTGCCATCGACTGGAAAAACAATTAAGTATAGACCATTTCTAGTTAAAGAAGAAAAACTTCTTGTCCTTGCATTAGAATCAGAAAGCAATAAAGAAATCTCTAATGCAATTAAAGCAGTTCTAAAAAGCTGTATTCAGACAAGAGGTGTTAAGGTAGAGTCTCTTCCAACTTTTGACATTGAGTATTTGTTTTTAAACATTCGTGGTAAGTCTGTTGGTGAAGAAATTGAGGTTAGTATCATTGCTCCTGATGATGGTCAAACTAGTATTCCTGTAAAGATTGCAATTGATGATATTAAAGTCACCAAAGAAAAGGGACATACCAATAAGATTAAACTTGACGATAGTTTGATTATGGAAATGAAATATCCTTCATTAGACGAGTTTATTAAAAATAATTTTGATGTCAATTCAGAAATGGATATTGATAAATCTTTTGAATTGATTGCTTCTTGTATTGATAAGATTTATAATGAAGAAGAAGTTTGGTCTTCTTCTGATGTCACTAAAAAGGAACTGATTGACTTCTTAGGTCAAATGAATAGTGTTCAGTTTAAAGACGTGGAAAGATTCTTTACCACAATGCCTAAACTATCCCATGAACTTAAGGTTAGAAATCCAAAAACAAAAGTAGAAAGCACCGTAGTATTAGAAGGGTTATCAAGTTTTTTCGCGTAGCGATGTCCCATATGGACCTTGAGAACTATTTTAAGATTAACTTTGCCTTGGTTCAGTATCATAAATGGAGTTTGACTGAAATTGAGGGATTGGTGCCTTGGGAAAGAGACATCTATGTGGTTTTACTTCAGCAACACCTTGAGGAAGAAAAACTAAAGCAACAACAAAATGGATGATAAATAGTAATGCTTTATTGTTTGGCGACTTAAAGCAAAGAATGGGGGCAGAAATGCCCCTTTTCTTGTATAAATAATACTGCCAAACAATAAAAGCAGTATGAATAACTATTACACTTACGCATATTTGCGTGAAGATGGAACCCCCTACTATGTTGGTAAAGGTAAAGGGAGAAGAATTAATAGTAGAAAAAGATTGTGTGGAATTCCTAAGGATAAAAATAAAATTATATTTCTAAAAAAGAATTTAACAGAAGAAGAAGCATTCAGACATGAAATCTATATGATTGCTGTTCTTGGTAGAAAAGATTTAGGAACTGGCATTTTGAGAAATATAACTGATGGTGGCGAAGGGGCTTCTGGAGCAATTCGCACAGAAGAATTCAAAAATAAACTAAGAAAAATAAATACTGGAAAAAAATTATCACAATCACATATCGAAAAACTTAGAATAGCAAATGCTGGAAAAAATAATCCAAATTATGGAAAAGTTGCATCTAAGGAAACGCGAGAAAAAATGAGATTATCCCAGAAAAAACACCATTTTTGTTATTGGTGGAGTATTGTATTTTCCGATGGGAGTATTGTTAATACTTATGGATTAAATACTTGGTGTAAAGAGAATGGATATAATGCAGGGTGTGTCCATATGGTATATTCTGGTAGGAGAAAATCTCATAAAAATATTTTATGTGTTAAAAGGATTCCTCTAAATACATATATGGTGGAAGAAAAACTAAAGCAACAACAAAATGGATGATAAAATTCCAGAAGGACTAGAAGATCTATTAAAAGGAATCATCGAAGATGATGAGAAGATTCCAGAAGGTCTTGACGATCTTCTGGATAGTGTTAGAGGAGATTCAAAGTCTTCTGGTGGCGGTGGAGGTGGAGCACTTGCAACCATACCAAAAAAACCTGATGACCTAGTTGACGAAGAAATAGATTCTCAGATTCTTTCTATCTTAGGATTGGAAGATGTATTTGATTTAACTTATGAAGAGTATGCTTCACTTTTAAAGGAAGCAGCAATTAAGGGAAGAATGGCAGACTCTCAGATGACTACTGAGAGTATTGAACTTGTTACGAATGAACTTAAGAGAGTCAAAGGAAAGACTGGCAAGTTTAAAGTAAAACCAAAGAAGGTTGATATTAATAAAGTATTAAATCGCAAACCAGGTGCGATTGTAAAGGTAGATAGTCTTAAACCAAAAGATAAGGAATCGGAAGCGGCAGAAGATAAATCTGATTCTGATGGTTTTAAAAGAGATGTTAATGATGGAATCAATAAGATATTAGGTTCTCTTATTACTATCAAAAGTGTTCTTGATAAGCAGAATACAATTGAGAAAAACACTGCAAAGTCCGAAAGAAAAACTCAAGAGAAAGAAGAAAAAAGAAGAAGAGAAAATAAGTTAGAAAAGAAAAAGGAAGATAAAAAGAAAACTAAGAAACTCCCAGAAGCAAAACCCATCGGTGGATTTTTTGATAATATTAAAAGATTCTTTACAAATATATTGATAGGTGGTACATTATTAAAACTTGTCAATTGGATTCAAGACCCCGATAATAAAAAATCTATTGATAAGTTTAAGAACTTTATGGTAGATAATGCTCCATTGATTCTTGGAGGATTACTTGCTATTGCATCACTCCCTATTGCAACTACTCTTTTTGGGTTAACTAACACTGTTTTGGGTGTTATAGCAACTCTCATTTCTGCCGGAAATTTAATTAGATCTAGTTTAAATCGACTAAAACCTACTAAAACTCCCACTAAAACTTCTGCTCCAACTCCATCTCAAATGCAAGGTGGTAGCAATACTGGTATTTTTTATGGGAAAAACGTTGATCCAAAAACTGGAAGACAATTGAGAAGTGGGCCAAGTATTAGTAGATATAATGAATCATTTTCTAGAATTATTCGAGGTGATGCAAATATTGGAGATAAACTCCGTGTCGGAGTTAGAGATAGTGTTTATAGAGCGAGAAACTTTTTAGATAAGGCTAATCTAAAATTATCATCTTCTTGGGAATTTGTAAAAAGTAAATTTTCCCCACTTGTATCTAATAAAATTAAATCATTTGCTCCCAAACTTCGTGGATTGGGATTTGGGGCATTTAGGGCATTAGGATCAATTTTGAGACTTATAGGACTTGGATTTTTGGTTGCAGAATTGCAGCAAGATTGGAATAATAAAGATTATTATGCAATAATAGTAAAGTTGGCAGCTTATGGTGCTGGTTGGATTGTAACATCTTTGGGATTTTTAACGTCAGCAGCTCTTGTTTCTACCGGACTTGGATCTCCTGCTGGAATAGCTTTATCGGTCGCTTCTATGGCAGCTGGGGCTGGAACTGATGCTGCTATAAGACATTTTTTGTTAAAAGATCGTAAAAAAAATCAATCAACATTATCACCCAAAGATCCTTATGCAGGTGCTGATGGGTTGCAAAGGCAACTTGATGATTTGACAAAACCACCAGCAGTCCAACCAAGAACACCACTAATGCCAGGACTTCCCCCAAGTGCAGCACAACCTGGAACAGGTCCTGCCGACAATCCAGTTAGTGGTGGATCTGTAGTTGAATATATTACTGGTGATGCTACTCATCCAAATTTTGAATATGATGGTCATGGAACAACTTCAAATTACCATGATCATATAGCGTTCAGAACTAGAGAGGAAAAAGAACGAGCAAAACTTGCTCTTCAACAAGCTGGTATTCAAATTGGTAGTGAAAGTAGACCTTGGGATACTGATAGTTATCATAGTCAAGGTTTGGCAATTGATATTCCTGGTGCTCAATGGGGAGGAAGAGGTGCTATTGGAGAAACTGAATATGCTGGATCTAGAAAAGTTAGAGCAGTTCTTGCTGCAGCTGGATTTTCTGGTGGAGGGATTGACACCTCTGGATCGGTAAGGGCACCTTCGCCATCAGCACAAATAGCAAGAACACCAGTATCTTCTCCATCAATTTCTTCTCCAACCGGAAGAAGTGGCATTGGAATTCTCCCAATGCCAATGGGTGGCGGAGGAAGTAAAGGTTCCACATCTGGTTCTGGATCAGGTCAAACTAAACTTCCATTCTTCTCATCTGAGGATCCAAATAATATGACTATGATGGTCGTTAAAGGAATCTATAATGTGGTAGGATAAGATGTTACCATTACTCGCAGGGGCAGGAAGGTTATTAGCATCAGGAGCAGGTAAAAAGGTAGCAGATTCTGCTTCCAAAAAGGCGGCAGGAACTGCTGCCAAAAAACTATCTAAGGATAAATTTTTTAATAGAGAAGAAAAGCAGGAGAGTGACAATATAAAAACTGGAATGGCAAGACCTTCCATATCTCCAACTAAACTTTTACCACCTTCGGATATTAAAGACCCTCCAAAGAAAGTTGATTTGAGTAAAGGTGGTGAAGAAGGTGGAATAAAAGATACTTTTAATAAAATTGACGACACTCTTAATGGTATTATAAGTTCTATCAATAGAGAAAATCAATTCAGAAAGAAAGAGTCTGAAGATTCTAGAAAGAGAGCAGAGTTAGAAAATAAACAAAGGCAAGAAAATAAATTAGAAAGAGGAGGTTCCAGGGGAATTGGTCCAAGTATAAAATTACCTGGAGATGGATTTGGTATTGGAAAATTCTTTAAGAACATTCTTATAGGTGGTCTTATTCTTGCTATAATGAAAAACCTTCAGAGTATTATTGAATTCTTTAAGAAAACTTATAAGCAAATTAAAGAATTTATGGAGAAACTTGGCGAATTTTTAACTCCTATTTGGAATGGATTGAAGTGGATTGTTGGAGAAGGTATAAAATTAGTTGCTAAAATGTTAGGAATTCCTGCGGAAGATGTAGATGATAAGGATATACTTAAAAACCTTAATGAAATTTCTAAAAAAATACCAGGATTAAAGCAGTTATTTGAAGGAATAAACAAGACTATTGCAAGTCTTAAATCTGGTTCTTCAAATGGAGGTGGAGGTGGAGGTGGAGGTGGAGGTTTTAGAGACATAGATGCATCCACTATTCAGGTAGATACTCCAGAAGAAAAGGCATTTATTGCTACAGTTAGAGAGCTTGAAGGAACGGCAGGAGATCAGGGATATAACACCTGGTTTGGTGGAAGGACTGATATGGACCTTTCAAAAATGACTGTAAGTGAAGTTGTTGCAGAACAAAAGAGAAGAATAAAATCTGGCGAAGCAACATACGGTGAATACACTTCAGCAGCAGTTGGTGCTGGTCAATTTATGAAACCAGAAGAAACTGTAAGGGCGATGGGTCTTGACCCAGACAAAGTAAAATATACTCCAGAATTGCAAAATAGAATGATATTATTTCAGTCACTGGCTAAAAGAGGAATTGATCCTTCTAAAGAATTAACAGTTGCTGACATGCAGGTTTTGGGAAATGAATGGGCAAGTTTTACTCCACGTTACGGTCAAACTACTAGAACTGCTGCCAAATCATTGGAAACATACAAGAAAAATTTGCAAGAAGCTGGAAAAACCACAACTCCTAATTTAGACATTCCATTTTGGGATCCTGGAAAAAAGGATTATAAAACTGGAGATCTTGTAATGAAAGATGGTGAGGTTAGAAAGTTTGATGGTATGGGATGGGCAGCAGCAGATGGACCTTCGGCACAGGATTTGAGTGTTCCTCCACCAACTCCAGCACAAGTGCAAGCACCGGCACAAAGTTCAGCAGCAAGTTCTGCATCTGCTATTTCAGAAAGTGCTGACTATGAAATGCCGGGAGGAGTATCAGGAACAATGATAATGCCTATGCAAAGTCAAGGTGGTTCTCCCACTATGTCTGGTGGCGGAGGTGGTGGTATGATGCCAGTAGGAATATCTAAAAAAGAAGTATTAAATAGTTTATATCAGGCACAGTTAGTTGGTTTCTTATATAAGCAAGG